TCGGTGTGTGCGTGTTCGCTCTCGATGGTCTGAGACTAGGCGGCGTCCAGAGGACAGAAGACAGCAGCGATGTCAAACAACTGCGAGTCGGGCGAATCACACAGTGGTTCCCCGAGCAGGTCGAGGTTGAGGTCTACAACCAGGCTCGCTCCACCAAGGAACGGGTGATCCTGCCGAAGCGCACCGTCGCCATCATCGAGAATCCTCTCTATGAGGTGATGAACAAGCCGAACTCGACCCTCAAGCGACTGAGCCGCAAGCTCTCCATGCTGGACCTGGCCGACGAGAAGACGTACACCGGAAAGCTGGACATCATCATCCAGCTCCCCTACGTCGTCAAGACCGAGGCTATGCGCCAGCGGGCGGAGAACCGCATCCAGTCCATCGAGGACCAGCTCGGAAAGGGCGGACACGGGATCGCGTACACCGACGGCTCCGAGAAGATTACTCAGCTGAACCGCCCGGCGGAGAACAACCTGCTCGACCAGATCAAGTTCCTCACCGCCGAGCTCATGAGTCGACTGGGGATCTCGGAGGACGTCTTCAAGGGCACTGCGACGGAGATCGTCTGGACGCACTACTGGAACCGGGCCGTAGAGCCCGTACTCTCGGCACTCGCTGACGGGATGAGCAAGGCCTTCCTCACGAAGACCGCGCGAACCCAGGGTCAGGCCGTGCAGTACATCCGCGACCCATTCAAGAACGTTCCTCCGAGCCAGATCGTCACGTCTCTGGACACCATGCTCAGGGACCAGGTCATCACGCCGAACGAGGCCCGTACGAGGATTGGTCTTCCGCCGTCCCCGAACGAGCAGGCGGATCAGTTGCAGAACCCGAACATCAACCCTCAGATGGGTGATACCTCCCTGGACGGCGAGGGGGATATTCCGGGCCCCGGTGGTCCTGATGTTCAGTCAGTGCTCAGCATGCCGATGAGCCAAGTAAGAGGAGAAGGATGAAGTTCGACTTCAGTGGCTGGGCCACTAAGAACGACCTGACCTGCTCCGACGGACGCACTATCAAGCATAATGCGTTCAAGGAGAATGACGGCCAGCGCGTGCCGCTTGTATGGCAGCATGGGCACAACGCCGTCGACAACGTTCTTGGGCACGCACTGCTCGAGAATCGCAATGAGGGTGTTTACGCCTACTGCGCTTTTAACGACACTCCTGGTGCAGAGAACGCCAAGGAGCTCGTGAAGCACGGCGACGTCAAGGCTCTCTCGATCTACGCCAACCGCCTCGACCAGCGAGGGGCTGACGTTATTCACGGCAACATCGTCGAGGTTTCCATGGTCCTGTCCGGGGCCAACCCGGGCGCCTTGATCGACAACGTTGCTCTGGAGCACTCGGATGGTTCATGGACCGAGTCCGAGGACGAGGCCGTCATTTATTCCGGTCTCACGCTCTCGCACGATTCCGGAGAAACAACGGAGGACACAGAATCCATGGACGAAGACGAGGTTTACGACGAGGACGACCTCACGGTCGCCGATGTCCTCGAGACCCTCGACGAAGACCAGCGTCTGGCTGTTGCAGCCCTTATCGAGGAGATCAGTGGTGACGTTGATGCCGAGGATGAGGACTTCGATGAGGACGAAGAGTTCGATGAGGACTATGACGAAGACTACGATGAGGACGCCGAGCACGGCGACTCCGGGGGTGATACTCTGATGCATTCCAACATCTTCGAGGGCGACGCTCGTAACCACATGGGCCCGCACCTCTCTCACGCCGATGAGGAGCAGATCTTCGCTGAGGCTCGTCAGCCCGGCATGACGCTCCGAACCGCCGTTCTGGCTCACGCCGCAGACTACGGTATCAAGAACCCGGAGCTACTGTTCCCGGACGCCACCAACCTGGACCCAGAGCCCCAGCGCATCATGCGAGAGAACTCTTGGGTTTCCAAGGTTCTCCAGGGCGCCAAGCACTCGCCATTCTCCCGCGTCAAGACCCAGTGGTCCAACCTGACCGCTGACGACCTGCGGGCCAAGGGCTATGTCAAGGCCAGCCGCAAGAAGGACGTTGTCTACGAGGTCGCCAATCGGAAGACCGAGCCGACGACCGTTTACAACAAGACGAAGATTGACCGCGACGATGTCCTCGACATCACCTCGTTCAACGTCGTCGCCTGGATGCAGCAGAACCTGCGCCTGGCCCTCGAGGAGGAGCTCGCTCGCGCTGTCCTGATCGGTGACGGTCGGGAGGTGTCCAACCCCGACAAGATCAAGGAGAGCAACATCCGTCCGATCTGGAAGGATGACGAGCTGTTCTCCCACAAGGTTCTCGTCGACAAGGACGCCAAGACCGAGGATGTCATCGACATCGTTCGTCGGTCCCGGAAGTACTACAAGGGCTCCGGTATGCCGGTCCTGTTCACCACGAACGCGTTCGTGTGCGACATGCTCGAGATCAAGGACATCAACAAGCGCTACATCTACGAGACCAAGCAGGCCGTTGCCAACGCCCTGAACGTCTCGGATGTCATCGAGGTTGAGGTCATGGAGGGTGCTAAGCGCGAGGTTGGCGGCAAGACCCAGAACCTGCTCGGCATCATCGTCAACATGCAGGACTACACCCTGGGTGCTGACAAGGGCGGCGAGACTTCCTTCTTCGAGCAGTTCGACATCGACTTCAACCAGCAGAAGTACCTGCTGGAGGGTCGTTGCTCGGGCTCGCTGACGAAGTACAAGTCCGCGATCGTCATCGAGAAGGCTACGGCCTGATCCGGTCAAAATGGCAAGATTCTTCGGAAGCATAGGTTACGGACACGCTGTCGAGACATCGCCGGGAGTGTTCGAGGACAAGGTCACGGAGAGGGAGTACTACGGGGACGTGAACCGTTCCCAGAAGCAGTACGACAGTGAGCCGAAGGTTCTCCAGAATCTCCGACTCAACAACGAGATCTCCATCTTGGCCGACTCTTACGCCGAGGAGAACTTCTTCGCCATCAAGTATGTGAGGTGGATGGGGGCGCGCTGGGTCGTCACTAACGTGGAGGTCCGCCGCCCCCGTCTCATCCTCAACCTCGGAGAGGTGTACAATGGCCCAACGCCTTGAGTTCCATCAGAAACTCGTCGAAGCGCTGGGCTCTAGGAACGTCTACTTCCAACCCCCGGAGTCCGTCCAGCTCACCTACCCGTGCATCGTGTACGAACGGAGTCGAGCCGACTCGAAGTTCGGGGACAACACCAACTGGATGTACACACCGCGTTATTCAGTCACCCTCATTAGCAGGAATCCCGACGAGCCGGTGCTGGATGTCCTGGCAGACATGCCTATGTCCACCTTCGAGAGGCACTTCGTCTCGCACAACCTTCATCACGACGTGTTCAACATCTACCAAGGAGTATAGATGGCAGTCCTCACATGGGACGAGACGGGCAAGAAGTTCTATGAGACTGGTGTGGACCGTGGGGTCCTCTTCCCCGTCAACCCCGCCACTGGCGCTTACAGCAAGGGCGTCGCCTGGTCGGGTCTCACCAACGTGACTGAGACCCCGTCTGGTGCGGAGCAGACCGACCTGTACGCGGACAACATCAAGTACCTTTCTCTGACCTCGGCGGAGACGTTCGAGGGCAAGATCGAGGCCTACACCTACCCGGATGAGTGGCTCCAGTGTGACGGCTCGGCTATTGTCGACAAGGTCGTCATCGGTCAGCAGGAGCGTTCCTCCTTCGGGCTGGCTTACCGCACCATCAAGGGTAACGACCAGCAGAAGAACAACTACGGCTACAAGCTGCACCTTCTGTACGGTCTGGCTGCCTCCCCCTCGGAGCGGTCCTACGGTACGATCAACGACTCCCCTGAGGCGATCACCTTCTCGTGGTCCTTCAAGGGCACCCCGGTGAACGTCACCGACCACAAGCCGACCTGTGTCGTCACCCTTGACTCCAGCGTCATCGGCAAGAACGGCATGACCGCTATCGAGAAGCTGATCTGGGGTGACGGCACTAACGACGCCAAGCTCCCGACTCCTGACGAGGTCATCGCCGCCGTCAAGGCTGCTGGCTGACAACTCCCACGGACCCCGTGATCCGCTCCGGGGTCCGTGGTGACCCAGGGAGGAACGAATGCTGACGATTCACGTCGTCGGGGATGAGCTCTATGACGATGTTCATAACGAGTTCATCAACGGATTCGAGGGCGACCTCGAGCTTGAGCACAGTCTCGTCGCTCTGTCAAAATGGGAGTCAAAGTGGCACATCCCATACATCGGCAACGAGAAGCTCACCGAAGAGCAGGTCCTTGACTACATCAAATGCATGACTCTGAATGACGTCGACCCCGTCGTCTACTCGCACTTGTCCATGGACAACGTGAAACGGATCCGAGAGTACATCGAGGACTCGATGACGGCAACCACATTCGTGGAAGCTGAGGGATCCAGCCCCAGCCGAAACACTATCACGTCAGAGCTGGTCTATTACTGGATGGTTGCTCTCCAGATTCCGTTCGAGTGCCAGCACTGGCACCTTCATCGACTTCTCACACTCATTCGAGTGTGCAATGTCAAGAACCAACCCGACAAGAAGATGTCGACCGCCGCCACGCTTCGACAGAATCAGGCTCTGAACGCGGCGAGACGGGCCAAGTACAAGTCAAGAGGTTAACATGCCTGGTGTAACTCCTCTTCTCCACGGTAAAGTTCGAGGAGAGTCCAGTCCGTTCAGCACAGTCTACATCTCCCCGACTAACGGAGTCACCGACGTATCGATTACTCTGGGGGCGAACCCCGAGTTCGAGCTGGACGTCCCTTTCTACGAGGGATCCAAGGCTCTGGTACGGGTCGTCCGAAAGGATGGCTCCTCGGAACAGAAGATGATTGATCTCAAGGAGTCCATGCCTGAGAAGGTTGTCTGGTTCAACAACCGGGCCGCTGCTGGATACGGGACGTTCGACACCGGCTGGATCAAGTGCCCCGACGACAACGCCTACGTCTACCGCATCATGGCAGGCATGGTCTACGTCAAGCGCAATAGTGACTGGCAGACTCAGGACCTTAACGGAACTAGGGATGTCAAGGTCGTCGATCTCCCCAAGGAGATCCAGGTTCGAAGCCGGGCAACGTTTGTTCTCCCCAAGGGAGACTATACGGACGACGGATCCATCATCGAGATCTGGCCCGGAGATGCAACAACGCCTCCGCGTGTTCGCGCGCAGCTCAAGGCTAACGGCGCTCGAATCATTCCGGTACTCTTCGCCCCCATCGAGAACTCCAACGGCTGAAAAGGTCAAAATGACTGTATCTCAATACGCAGCATCCTGCGCCAGGTACTACGCCGATGTTGCTGATGTCGGCTACTCGCAGCCAGATCGCTGGACCTTCTACGAGCGGTCCGACTGGGACGGCTGGCTCATCAACCCGCCCGCCAACGCTGACTGTTCGGCTCTCGTCGCAGGTTGCTACAACCTCGCGGCCCACCACGAGTGGGGCGAGCCCTTCACCGCCGGTTATTTCCCCCGGTCTACATGGACCGGATCGCTGCGGGAGGAGTGCCTCGCTCGCAACTTCGCCGACATCTCGGATTCCTGGACGGGCAATGAGCCCGATGGTGGATTCGAGGTCGGGGATATTGTTCTGTCCGAGGCCGCCTCTGGTGGTAAGGGGCACGTTGCCATGGTGACCGCCCTCAACCCGACCGTTCTTTCCGAGGCATGGATCGCCGAAGACGGAAGCATCGACGGGTACATGGGGGATCAGACCGGCAGCGAGGTCCGGTCCATTTACTACAATGATCACCCGTATACCCAGTCCGCGTCCTGGACTCACTGTCTACGTCGACGGGACAACCACGGCAGTTCGGCTCCCTCACACGCCGAGTCATCCGCGGGCACCTCCATTCAGCAGGCTGTTCTTCGCGCCGCTGATGCTACTGGGTGCCCTTGGTGGGCCGCTCTCGGCTGCCTCAAGGTGGAGACCGGCGAGGAGGGTGCCAACATCTACGGCCACGACGCCGGAGGTGCCTGCTCGGGCTGGGGCGAGGTCACGGAGCACAACTTCAAGAACTACTTCTGGCCTATCGTATCGGACTGGGGTACTTCGAACGGAGTTGGGCCGCTTCAGATCACCTATAACGGGTATTTCATCAACGATCCTGACCGAGCCTGGTGGGATCCGCAGAAGTCGGCCGAGGTCGGCTGCTCCATCCTCAAGGGTCTCATCGAGGCTGAGGGTGATTCCTACGAGGACCTCCGCCGCGTGGGGTCTCGCTACAACTCCGGGACCATGTACGGGTCCTATGAAGCGTACGGCGTGCCATTCTCCGATGCATGCCGCTACTGGTACAACAAAGGCCGTCCGTCTCAGGGCACGAGCGACGGCGGAGAGGAACTCGAAGTGTCATACGCCACCGATCTGCTTTCCGAGATCAAGGACCGCCTTGTTGAGGTCTCTGACCAGACTGGCGCCGGCATCGCCGGTCGCCGTTTCGACGGCCCCATCGTTGGTTGGCTCAAGGACATCTCCTACAAGCAGGACCTGATCCTTAAGGCCCTCAACGAGGCCAAGCCGAAGTCTGACGAGGGCAAGTGAGGCCGTCGTGCCTTACTGTCATATCAAGGGGGACATTCCTCCGTTCGCCACACTAACGGTTGACCCTGATGACGGCCCCACCTACGTCGATACTGCCGGAGAGAACGGTAAGATCGACGGTATGGTGTGGTTCTTCCGCAGCACCAATGCTCGTCTCTTCTTGGACGACCAGGGCTGGCCCGCCACCAAGACGGTAACTCTGAGCAAGGACAACGTTGTCGACGTCACCATCAAGACTAATCGTCCTGCTGGTGGCGGAGGCGGGGGCAATGGGAATGTCTTGATCCTCGGTCGTGAGGAGCAGGTGCCGGCAGGTACTCCTCCGAACACGGTCATCGTACGAAAGGTCTGATCATGGCGTCTCCCATGAAGGGTATCGCGGTCTCCAAGAACCAGGACGAGAAACTCAGCGTTCCGTCGGCTGTTGGGGACTGGGCGCTGCTCGTAGTGGGTGGTCAGTTCGGCACCATGCAGGATTGTACGCCGCCGGGCTGGACTGGGAAGTACGCCACCAGTGCCAAGCTTCGCTCTTGTACCGTGGCCGTCAAAATGGTTGCAAATCCTGCCGACACCCAGAATGTGGTGTGGAAGTCTCCGGACCCGAACCACAACGGACGGCACGTTGCGGGGCCCACTGGCTTGGTCGGGAGCCACAGGAGGGAGCCGGGCC